CGTAGGCATTTTCGATTTAAGCCAAGCTTCAAAGTCAGACTGCGATTTAGTTATGTCCATCATGCAGCCCTCGACCGGTAGCTATCCCACGTAAACGCCAGCGTACAGCCGCCGCCATCATTCATCCGATCAATCACTCGCTCACCGATAAAGGCGCTTAGTTCGTCTTTCGGAAGGTTGCTTATCAGGATGGTTGGGCGCATTTTTTCGTAGCGGGTATTGATGATTTCAAACAGGATTAACTTTTCAGACTCAGACCCAAACTGAACACCAACTTCATCGATGATCAGCAGGTCGGGATTGGTATAAGCCTCGATAACTTCCTGCTCAGTGACTTCGGCGTTCTTGCCCCATGATGACTTGAACTTTCGGGCCACCCGTAGAGCTGTAGTGAACAGCGCTGAACTTTGGTGCTCGGTGATGACATACTTTGCAATTGCCAGAGCAAGGTGGTTTTTACCGGTGCCCGGCTTACCCGTCATAACCATGCCTCCGCCCTGCTTCAGGCGCTCTTTCCACTTGGACGCATAGGCTTTGCAAACATGCAGACAGCGGGCCGCCTCATCGTTCTGGGGGTGGTAGTTTTCCAGCGTGGCACTGGCGAACCGGTCTGGCAGTTGCAGGTCTGCCATTAGTCGCTTAATGTTTGCCTGTTTAACTCGGACATCCTCACCAGCCTTTTTTTCTTTCAGTGACTGAAGCTTTTCCATCAGGCAGGACGGGCAGGATGTTTTTGTCTGCAAACTGCCTAAAAATTTCATGGAGCGAACGAGCTGCTGAAATTCCCCATGGGTATCACAAACGGCTTGGCGATATTCGAATACCGTTCCCTCGATAACTGCCGCTGGCTTCTTGATGTTTTCCAGAGAGGTTTCAAGCTTGGCAATCTCTTCTACGTAACTAAGCATAATCATTCCTCCATCCAGCCCGGCGCGTCAGTAACACCGTAGTTCTTGGCTGAAAAGTTATCGGCGGTAGCGCGGGCCGGGGTGGTAACAGACTTGTTTTGATAAGCCTTAGTCCGTCCACTGTATTTCGCGGAATTGCGAATCCATGTGCGAAGTGCTGCGTCCCAGTTTTTGAATGTTGAACCTTTTGCCTCATGGTGATCGCAGAAAGCATCAAATTCGCTTTGCAGGTTAACGCCCATCTCAGCCGCCATTTTTAAATGGCCTTCTGATGGTGAAAACCCTGCTGGTCGCTGAGTGGATTTCGATGTCTTTTCGGAAGGTGATTTCTTTGGCTCGGGTAATATCTTTTTAATGTCTTTATTGTCTTTTGTATTATTGTCTTTTGTGTTTAACAGATTCTGTAAAGTCGGATTTACTGATTCCGTAAAGGTTTTCTTTACAGATTCTGTAAACTTTACAGTTTCAGTAAAGGGTTTACAGATACCGTTAAACTTCGTCTTCCAAGATGATATTTCCTTGTTGATTCCCACCTGTCTGCCGGTCATCGTCAGGATGTTCATTTTGACGAGCTTATTGCGTTCCGTGCTGCACCGCGTTTCAGGTAGGCCAGTTAGTTCTGACAACTGGGAATTCCCCACCCAGTCAGCCGATTTGTTATAGCCGTATGTTTTGCGAATGACTGCTAAGGTGATCAGGAGTTGATTCTGAGTTAACCCAGAGCCTATGACCGCCTCAAGTAGTTCGTTAGCGATACGGGTATAACCGTTTTCGGTATCCACCACACGTCGCTCCTGCCCTCCTGATTCAGAGGGAAATTGAAGTATCTCCGCTGTATTCATTTGGCCTCCATGCGCTCAAACTCAATTACCCATACCCATGGGTTGGCCTGCCAGCTCTCACCCTCTTTCTGTCCGTAGATTGAGTCCCATAGCCTTTCGTACCAAGTTATTGAGGGCCATTGGTTATCAGCGGTAACGGCTGGCCCGTTATAACCCTCATCACAACAATCCAGATCACTGATATCCTGCAACCGCTCAACACGAACACCGGTGATCAACAGGTTGATACGTGATACCCAGCGCGGCATGTGGATTGATGGCGTCCATTTGATGGTTTCGCCCCAGCCCTCTTCTAAGTCTTCCGTCTTGTGAGTTGCTCGGTAAGCTAACGTTGATTCAGTGCATAGCCCGGCAGCGAATGCCTCGCGAACCCAAAGTTGATCTCCCCGCATCCCAAGCGGACAGGCAATTGTCATCATCTCGTTACGAACCATTGTTTTTCCAGCGTTGTATGGAATCCAGTAGCCCGGGACTCCGCATTCATCTTCTGGCGGTATAACTTCCGGCTGGTCTCTCATAATCCGGCGCGTCTGCGTCTTGCGACCACTGAGAATGGCGTTAACCATTTCGGAATTGAAAAGTATTGGCTTCTCGTTCATAATTACTCCTGTGAATTGATCCAGTTAAAAGTTCATAGTGAATTGTTCAGAGTCCCCACCTAGCCGTGGGGATTTTTGTTTTGCGAGCAACAACGCCACTGACTTAGCCAGCCTTGCCATCTCGTCATCGACTACTCCCCATTCCAATACAGCCAGAAGCATTGATATCTTCGGAATGAAGTTTTCTTTCCAGCGTGATATCTGTGACTTATCCACGCCAACAGCGTCAGCAATGTCAGTGACGCCTCGTAATGCAATCTTGTTCAGTAGTTGGCTCTCAATGATTCGAGCCTTGTTGCGTGTGGTTGTACGTTCCATGCGTAATACTTCCCTTGTGTCTAGATGTTGTTACGTGACAAAGCTGTGAGCTTGTCACTTTGGTAGCCCCAGACTTTCCGGGGTGAGATCAGTAGTGTTAAAGAGCGGTAGTGCTTAAGCTGCTTTTTGTGTCTTGGGTGGGAAAACGTCATCCAGCCCTACTGCTGCGCCAGATGAGTTAAGAATCTCAACAAACTGACGGCAAAGATTAATGTCCATTCCTCGGCGACCAGTCTCGTAGTGACCAATTGCTCCAGGTGTGCATCCAGCTAGATCTGCTAGTTCGGATTGTGTTAATCCAATGCGCTCGCGAAAAATTCGCAGATTATTCATAGGAACCTCCTTTCAAGATAAAAGTATACGTATTGTATTCTTGATAAGCAAGAGATGTATACGTATTGTGTCTCGAATAGAGCTATACAGAACGTATAATCAAGGAATGAAAATGAAATGGTTCGATGTTGCAAAAATCCGGATGAAAGAATCTGGAATAACTCAGGAAACTCTCGCTGAACATCTAGGAATAACTAAAGGTGCGGTGAGTCATTGGCTTAATGATCGGCGAAAACCTGACATTGAAGAGATAGCAAAAATAATGGACATTCTTGGGATGACTGAATTTGTCGTTAACCCAGATGGAACTATTTCTGAAAAAGATGGGGTTACACGTAGCGTTAGCTATGTTGGCAAAAAAGAGGTTAAAGGTAGTTATCCTTTAATTAGCTGGGTTAGTGCTGGGTGTTGGCTAGAAGCGGTTGAGCCTTACAGAAAGGATGATATTGACGTATGGCCTGAGACCACTGTAGATGCAAGTGATTCATCATTCTGGCTCAGGGTTAAGGGTGACTCAATGACCTCACCAAATGGCTTCACCGTGCCAGAAGGGATGATTATCCTGGTTGACCCAGAGAAGGAAGCTATTAGCGGGAAGTTGGTTGTAGCTAAGTTAGAAAATGAGAACGAGGCTACATTCAAACAGTACATGACTGACGCAGGCCGCAAGTATCTGAAGGCATTAAACCCACATCACCCGCCGACCATTATTAATGGGAACTGTAAGATCATTGGCGTTGTGGTTGATATCAAGTGGGAACACATACCCTAACCCACTGCTAGCCTATAGAGGGGTGGGGTGTAAATATGTTTGGAGAAGTTTTATGTCTTGTTTAACTAGCAAACGGAATATTGATTAGTGGCAAAAACAGATGATTATCTACCAAGCCAATCTGAAGTTGATCACGTGCTTTACTGCGCAAAATCCATCGATTTCACTGGCGTAAAATGGGGAGACAAGCCACCTCCTAATCGCCCAGTTATGTGGTTGCAGATGCTATTGGTACCACTTGATGGTGTTGGGATACCTGTTAGAGGGTTGATATTCCAAATTAATTGGAAGCCAGATCAACAATCATACGACGACCCAGGCATTTCTTATCCTAAAATCAATTTCGTGGCCTTGTATAATAAAAAGCGAATTTTTGCTGTAGATACTTATCCTTTTGATAGACATAAAAACAACTTTCGCATTGATCATCCAGACTACCAAGACAGTATTTTTGGCCCTCACTTTCATGTGTACTATGAGAAGGCTGGATACTATAGTGAGAGGATAGGTTTCCCAATCGTTGATGGCATCAACCCTGATGACTTGCTAGGATACTGGGAATACTTTTGCAAAAAATTAAACGTTAAATGTATCGGGAAAATGCCTATCCCGCTAGAAAGTGACTCTGGACAGATGGGGCTTGGACTATGATGTGCTCAACTGTGATTTCTAACCTTGGTTTCGAATGCCATAACGTTGGCGAAACAATGAGGATAATCAGCCCATTCACATATTGTGATGATGGGGAGCATGTTGGTGCCTTTGTTCGTGAGGTTAATGGTCGATATTTAGTAAGTGACCGATGCGACGCCCTCATGAATATGGAGTCGCGTGGAATTTCTCTTACTAAAAAACGCATGGATGAGATTCGTACATTTTTGCATAAGGAAGGTGCTGAACTTAACGAACGTGGTGAAATAATCAGTTGGGCTGATGAGTGTGATATAGGCACAGTTACATCAGGAGTAATAAGAGCCGGCATTATTGCTTCAGCCTTGTCTATTGATTGGTATCAGCCTGTACAGTCAGAGAGGTTCGAAAGTTTAGTAATAGATTTTCTATATCACTCAGATGTTAAGGATATGATTTCACTAAGAAATAACATTCCAGGCATGAGCGGACATCAAATTACCGTCCCAGTGACTATAAAAACAGACGTTCCTAAATACATATTCACATCAAGCGTTAAGGCTGGAAGTAGCTGGAATAGTGCATACTCTTTACTGGGCAAGCTGATTGATATTAAAAATTATGACGATAGTTTTTCGAAGAGATACGTTGTTGTTGACACCGAAGCTATCGGCGATCAAATGCAGCAATTATCACTTCTGTTTAACGAATCTAGCCAAATACTCCCATTCTCAAAAAAAGAGTTTTGGATAAAAGAATTAGCAGCGTAAACCCCCCCCTAACCCGGCCCCGCTGCCGGGTTTTTTGTGCCTGTAATCTGACAATCTCACTGCTCTAATAGCTTTATCGCCAACTCCATTGCGGTCTTCATCTGCTCCGGCCGTTCGTGATTACTCGCCAGTGCCGTTCGAAGCGCATCAGCTATCACTACCCTCTTAGTCTCAAAGTTAGCCTCAGCCAAAATAAGCACCGCATCCCCTATCACTCTGCACATTTCGTTATATAGCGCGTCTGATTCTTCTGTGTACATACCCACCTCCGCATAAATTTCACCCAATTTAACACACTTTTCACGCCTGATAGCCGGTGCGATGAGTCACGTCTGAATTATTTTTGAATTAAATTACCTTAAAAATCACTACATTATGTATTCACAATGGAAGCGGTATACAAAACGTATTGCACCACATGAATACAATATGTATATTTATCCCATCGAAACGAAATCTCGATGCGGCAGACAGGAACTACTCGCCGCGCCAGTCAGGAAGACAGGCTGCTCATTAACAAAGCGGGGAACGAAAGCAGAGATGCTAATCAATCCTCGTGACGGATTTCTCC